ATGTTAGATATCTCAGATACCATGTAGCTAACCCCTTGATTTCATTACGTTATTTAGTATCTAACTTATATTATTTGTTAGATAAAATATATATAAGTTAGATACCAATTATATGATTGAGCGCCACCATCACCATCGGATTTTCAGAAAATACCACCCATGTGTGAGCGCCACCATCACCATGTTCCTGATTTGTTCTCCATTATTCATACCAGAACAAACCCAGAACGTGAGTTCTGAATTTCACCCATGTAGAGCAATGGTTTATGAAATTCATAAACCATGCACACTGAGCGCTGAATTTCACCCATCATATCACACACATTGATACTCAACCACCATGCGCGCTGATGCTCAGCCCTCACCCAGGTGGGCTGCGCCCTGGCTGAAAGCCAGAGCTAATGCCTGGCGTGAATGAAAGGAAAGCACACGCAGAGCGCGTGGATGAAAGAAATACACGCTACGCGTGCATGACTGAAAAATAGAAAGCGTCTCCGACGAGCTTCTGAAAAATCGAACTCGATCGATCGCCGACGAGCTTCTGGAAAATAGAAACCGAAAAGATACGCTTTCGGTTTTGGGTTTTCCGAATTTCGCCGTACACTGCAAACTTTAAGTTTTAGATGCTAAGGTAGCGGGAACGCGCAAAAGGCGTGTACGGGGCTTTAAAACGCATTTAAACGCTATGTTGTTTTTGTATTGCGCCTATCGACATTTTAGATGCGTGGATTTGTCGTTTTTTCTTGCACTTCCCTTTCTTTGCTTTAAGTAGAGGTTGCGTTTCGCAAATGCGACGCGACGGGGCATTCCGCCCCGCCTACTACGCGAGGGTTAGACAAAAACACTCGGAGATAACATGCTATGCGTAAATCGGTATCTTCTAAGGCTATCGCTGCCGCTACTGCCCCGCAGTCGCTCGCAGATGTTACGGCGCAGTTTGCGGCATTCGTCGCGAGCAATCCCGACGCGCAAAAGGCGCTTGCGATGCAGATGCTGCTATCGCCCGCGCGTGCTACGCGCGGCGCTCGCAAGGTTGCTGCCCCGCAATCGGAAGCAGATCGCGCGTGCGATTGCGCGCATTTTGTTTCCGGCAATCGTCGCGATCTGCTTTCCGCTTGCATTGTTCTTATCGGCGATAAGAACGAAGTGCGCATTACGGAAAAGCAATTGTGCGATGCGACGGGGCTTGCGTCCTATCGCGTGCGGCCGGATATGCAGACTGTGCAAGATCGGTTAAACGATACCGATAACCTTGCGCAGTTCCCCCGCATACGCGAGACGGGATACAAGGTGCGTCTCGCGCAAGAAGTGCGGGGCACCGCGCGAGAATACATCTTCTCGCGCAATGCCCCGATTGCCCCGCGCAAGCCCCGCGCGAAAGGCAAGGCGCTTGTTCCCGTCGCGAAAGGGGAGGGCGAAAAGAGCGCCTAATCGGCGCTCGCAATTAAGCCCCGCATTGCGGGGCTTTTTTGTTGCCCTCGTTTTCCCATTTTCAGAAGCTCCTTCCATCCATTCGGAAATCCAGAAAACACCTGTTTCAACCACCACCTGGGTGGCTGGGGTCGCTGAAAATGCGTCAAATTTTCATTGTGTCCATTTTTACACATTTGAAATATGTATAATATTCAAAACCAAAGCGGGGTGCGCCACAACTACCGGTTCAACATCTTTCACGATGTCCATTCGTCACTGCGCACCCCTGTCCTGATACGTTGGCCGAAGGCCCCACAGACGTATCAGGCATTCCTGAATGCTTATGAACTACTTTTGGAACAAATATGACTATCAGCACGGCGGTAAGCCACAATCCAATGAGGGCGCAACTAAAGAGCCATATGAATATTTTCACTCATCGTTCCTCAAGCTGCGCATCAGTGAAAATATGAAGCATACCACGAAAATCAGGATGATCTGCTTCAACGACATATCTGACTCTTCCATCTGTTGTAGTGAAGACTGAGACAATAATACCTGGATACTTATATCCATCACATTTTTGTACTTTATCTCCAAGATCATGGCTTTGTACTTTTTGACCGAGAGTATGATGAGCGATCTTTTCACTGGGTGTCATAGCGCGTAATCCTCCAGGTTTATACTGAGGTGGAACCATTTTCACTTTGGACATAGTGCGCCTCCATAGATAGCTCTTGCATAATCATCGCGTATTTTGGCTGGAAGCGCAGCTAGATGTTCTGACATATCAAAGCCATGCTCTTTTTGAGCTGCTGCGCTCTCTTCTGGCGTCAGTTGACGAATTGGATGGACATGTCCTGGATCAGCTATTCTATGTGAATTATTTTTACTCATAGCTTAAGCCTCAATTGCTCATTACTATTCAAATATTCTTCCAACTCACGCTTAGTGGCGTCTCTGAAATTTTCATGATATCTGCACTGGTCAAAGTCCCTACGACCACGGCAGACGTTCAGCATATATGAGTGATGTCGGATCTTGCGCTTCAAACGCGTTACGTGAGGACTGTCTGGCATATCAATTTCCCACAATTCGTAGCGGATAGTACGTTTCACACTCATATCAATTCTCGTCTCTACCCATCTTGCCTATAATTTCCCACTGCTCTGGGGTTGGTGGCTCAATTTCCTCTACAGATGCCCAGTCAATGCAATTGAGACACATATATTTGGCGCCTTTGTGTTCTGGTGTGGATATGGCAACATAAATGGCGGCGCCACAATCAGCACACTTTCTGATAGCGCTGGCTACATATGGTGCTTTATATTTAAAAGTATCCACTCTATAGCACCCAACAATGTGAGTTATCTTTTCCTTTTTCACAGAAGGCTTGATATGGCGACGAGCATTTCTAACTTTCATTTTCATTGCGCTTTTTCCTTTGCTCAATAGCCTCTTCAATAGCACCTGGCGCTGGTTCTGCTTTGAGATCAAACCAGAAATCTTCCTTCTCAGCACAGACGCTACAAATGATTTGTAATCTGGAATCTTTAGCCAATGCTCTTTGTCCGCTTGGATATATACCCACTCTGGCGCCACAAAGGGCACATTTTTTGGAATTATTCTGATCTGGATGCTTGTATTGCATTTGACTTAAGCGCATACAGACGATCTGATTGGGCATGATTCCCTCACGGTAAGGGTGGATATTTCCACGGATTCTTCCTGACATCCTCAGTAATTTTCTCATAGCAGTCATCGCAAATGAGGTCTGCATCTTCGAGTAGAACTGTTGGAAAATCCTCCCTAAACTCATTTAATGCCTCCTCGTCTGACACGCCTTTTTTGAAGACACCATGGCACATGGCACATTCATAATGATTCTTTTTCATGGTTTCCTTCTCAATCTGACAACTTTGCGATCTTGTATCATCAAATCAATTTCGACTTTAACCTGGGCCATTTCATTCTTGAGCGCAGCGATTTCTTGCCAAAATTTTTCATTTACTGGAACTGCTGGCCCAGTTTGGCCTACTGGTCCTTGTGGTCCCTGAGGACCACGCTCTCCTCTTTCGCCTTTGGGTCCACGTTCGCCTTGTAGGAATTTGAGATGTTTCTTTTTGATTTTCATAGCGCACCTATTAGCCACCAAAATGCTTTCCAAACTAGCCACCAAAAGCCTACGCATATGACTAAGGCAATCAAGGTGGCGGTGACAGCTTCACGCAGTGGATGTTTAGATGGAGGAAAATCGTAGCCATTGTCTTCGTTCATGACATTTCCTACCTAATATCTAGTGGCGTGAACGATGGCTTCCAAAAGTTGGATTCTAGGAATAGTAGACGTTTGAGAATTGAAATTGACGTAGCGTCATTTTCATTAAGATTGACGAACCAACGTTGGTCATAGCCATTGACACATCCACTATTGGGATCACTCGCATAATTACGCAGAGGTATATGATCACCTCGCACAATAAATAAAGAGTTGCTGCCATCTCTCTTCTCCACTGCTAGTAGCGCTGTTTTACCACCACGTTTCATAGACATATGATGGAAGCGCCTTTGAGCAGGTCTTATTGTGAATTTAGTTCCGCGCCTGGTGCGCTCCAGATATTTGAGTTCAAGATCTATTTTCACGCCTAGACGTTTGAGCACAAGATCACCAGCGCCAATAGTGCTCCCGTACATATTAGGCTCTATCCATTGAAACTCAACGTCGATTATGACTGGGGCTTGCTCTCGAAGCCATACTCTTAAGTCATCCTCGCTATTGATATCTTGTAGTTTCATTTACTAGGCTCCAAATTATTAATGATTCTTCGCATTTCTTCTTCACCTAGAGCACACCAAGCTGGATCTTGAATGGCATGATATGTGAACATGCCCTTGGCCATTAAAAGATTTGGCGCTGCTTTACAGCATTCTGGCCATAAAATATCCAGATCCATGCGCCTACAACGTGCATACCACCACGTTTGGATTAGTTTGAAAATACCCATCATTTGCCTCGTTTAATTGACATGGCATGTTCTACCATCATCGATGCCATTTTAAGAGTATCTTCTGGGGTCATTGAAAACCAAACAACAGGCTTACCGAAATTGATATGGACATGATTTCTATCGTGTGCAATGCCCATTTGCAATTCACCTTCATCATATTTATTGAGCTTTCCATATGGATATTTGCCTGTGGCTCCGAACTTATGCTCGCCCATTATCCTCTCCATCAATAAAGAAGCGCGCTGCCTCAGCTACAGTTGTGACATATTTACAATTTGGTACGTCTATACACAAAACCATTTGAACAAATGTAGATTGAAACATCATTTCTACTTGTTCCATATTGTGGCAAATAGCTACCATTTTTCCGGTCCAACTGACTACGGCTACATCTGGTACATTGGAAAATATTCGTTGCGTTAGGTCAATTTTTATTTCTTTATCAACCATTGCAGTTCTCCCAAACGTTAAGCTTGCCTTTCAACTTTAGATACCTAATGGCATCAGATAGATCTTTAGGGTCGCTCCAAACCACGCTCCTGCGATCTTTGTGGAAGAATATTTTCCATTTGCCCTTATCTACGGCAAGGTGATATGAGAGTAGCTGGCACATCTTAGCCGTTCCTTAGTGGTGGTTTACCCAATGTCTTTCTATCAGAATCACGTTGTTCTGGAGTAAGTGGTGGCGCACCTTGCCAAGTGTTCTCGTATCCATTTACGAAAAGCCATTCCATACTCTCGGCTATCATTTCATCTGTAGCATCTAGCCATTGTAATCTGGCCTTATGGACAGCAGCAAGAGGCACGTCAGGACGTACCCAATCTTGTTTGAACCCTGAATCTTCCCAATATTTTTTGGCTGTTTCTATTGTGGGATTGTTGAAGACAGCATTACGCTTTTCTATGAAATCTTTTCTAGAGTTACCATTTGTGATCATTTTATACCTCCATCTAGATGTATAGCTCTGAGCACGGCATAGGCGATATTTTCAGCTATTTCTCGTGGATAGTATACACCGTTTTGAACCATTACCCTTAGTGCTTCATCTGTTGCAATCTTCAATTTGTGAGGAGATATTATAAATTCACCTATTCTCCTTATATTATCATCTATTTTTGTTTCTTGTACCAAATTTTCTATGACAGTCGCTTCCATAGTTCTATGCTCTCCATCCATTGATGTCGATTGTTATTTTAGAAACGTTTATTCTTGAATCCTCCTAAGAAGAGTGTGATTAGTGCGATCAATACACATGAAGCGTGGCTTATTGCACTCTGCGCACCAGCCACAGCTTGTATGGCCCAATAATCCTGCTGTGGTACAATTACAACGAGCAAGATCATCTTGTTCTGGTGCGCGGCCAGTGCAGACACGAAAATATTCAGGTGTTATTTCATTTGGCAATATATTAGGTCTTGTTGGCCTTTCCTCAATTACCACAATTAAGGCTGCACGTCGCTCAGCTAAATCTTGCCATTGCTTGAATGGGCGTTGTGATTCTTGCCATTTAGCCCAATCACCGCTCTCTTTTTCTTTTTCTATGAGATATTTCATGTCTGCAAGGATGATTTCGCGCTCTACGGGGCTGAAAATACCATCAGATTTGGGCTTTTCTTGCTCTTTTTTAAGATTTTCGATCTTATCTTGCATGTTTTTGAGTGGTCTTTTCGCCTTGTGAACTGTCTTTTTTGCCATTTTGACCTCCTAAAGTGCCAGTTTATAGACCTCTATTCTCCCGTTCCAACTACCTAAACTGATGGAAATTGTCTTATTTCTGGGTAAATCTGGTGAAATATCAGCTTCTAAACGCACTTTTTTATTGATAAAATTGCCTTCAATTACTCTAACCAAGCTTCCTTTTCCATAAAATCGTCGATTATATGTTCTTTCATCAAATAATCCTTGTTGAACCATAGCTAAATTTTCATTTATTGCGTTTTTTGGTACTAAAACTGGGTGATATACGCCTTCTTCGTCTGGATGACTAATAATTTTAAGGAATTTAGTGGTACTACGACATATTTCTAATGATATTGTTTCGCAAAATTCCAAAAATAAATAGTTGCGCCACAGAGGTACTGGTTCTCCACGTCCATTCCATTTTATGGGATAATAAGTGCGTAATGGTATTTCACTTGCTCTTTTTATAGCTATAGATGCTCCATTTCCTTGAAACATTGCTACTACCCAAGAAAAGTCGTCCATTTGTTGTTGATTGTTGAACAAATCAAACATTTCTCTCTCCCTTTCCTATGCCTACTATAGCATGAAAAAGGAGTGAAAGATACTACAAAGATGCTATGTGATTGTTGAAAACCTTAAAAATGCCTTAATTGCGCCTTAATTTTGCCGCAATTTTGGAGCGTGATGTACATACGCGCACGAGAGTTAAAACAGCTTTTGAGATGGTAGGAAATCTTTATTTCCACCGAGTGCTGCGCAATCACAAATTTCAGGCGATGATAGAAAGTGTCTTTAGGCGTTGATTCTTACTCTTCATTAGATAGAATCCGCCTTGATAATAAATATAAATATCGTCGTGAACAGCATAAACGCCTGTGTCGTGAGCATTTATTAATTTGGGCAAGAGAATATCTAGACGATTATGGCTTTAAACCTGCCTTACATCATGAACTTATTATACAGTATCTTGAAAAGGTAGTTTCAGGAGAAATTGATAGGTTAATGATATTTACTCCTCCTGGGAGTGCCAAATCTACATATGCTTCAATAATCTTCCCTGCTTTCTGGCTTAATAAATTTCCTCAAACATCTATTATCGCGTGTTCTCATACTGGTGAACTAGCTGAGCGCTTCGGGCGCAAGGTTCGTAATGAAATTCTCAGAAAATCTGATATCTTAGGATATTCACTTGATGAATCGAATAGAGCCGCTAGTAGATGGGAAACAACCAACGGCGGTGAATATTTTGCTGCGGGCGTCGGAGGAGCTATTACTGGTCGTAGAGCTGATCTCGCTATTATTGACGATCCAGTTAAGTCTCGTGAAGAAGCTGAATCAGAACTCATTAGAACAAAAACGTTTGAATGGTACAAGAGCGACTTGGTAACTCGTCTAAAACCAAAAGCGCGCATCATACTCATACAGACGCGCTGGCACATAGATGATTTAGGTGGTCTCTTGCTACATGAGGCAGAAAAAGGCGGAGATCAATGGGTGGTTATTAATCTTCCAGCCTTTGCTTATGCTAATGATTTACTCAAGCGCAAGGTTGGAGATCCTCTCTGGCCCGCATGGGAAGACAAAGAAGCACTTGAACGGAAACGCACAATCATAGGCATAAGAGATTTTGAGTCTCTCTATCAACAAAATCCGCAGCCGCCTGGTGGTACGTTCTTTTTGGAAAAGGACTTACTTGTTGACGGATCTCCTGTCAACTTTCCTGAGTGGTCTGATTGCGTCTTTGCCACTATTGATACTGGCATTAAAGCTGATCACACTCACGACGCAACAGCAGTTATCTACTGGGCATTAAATCAACACATTAAGGATCGCCCATTAACTATTTTGGATTATGATATTATACAGGTACCAGCAGATTTGTTAATTGATTGGATTCCAAATGTTTATATGCGTCTTGAGGTATATGCCAAACTATGTAAGGCAATACGAGGATCAGTAGGAACAGTAATTGAAGAGAAAGGATCTGGTATTGTCCTTCTCCAGCAATGTAATCGACGCAACTT